ACGAACCCAACCTTGCTCATCTGGATTATGATCAGACTTGCGAGCAGCGTGTCGGGTATCACCGACCCAACCATCCGATGCCCTGTCACGATCTGGGAAGGAATCATCTAACTGCTCTCTTAACTGGATTGCAGCTTTAGATAATCTTGGCTTCATGAGCAATTATCTTAGTCAAGTGTTCCACTTATAGCCCAAGTTCTTCTTTAAGGTCTGCAACAGATAAACCAACGCTTGCAAGTTTGTCAGCAATGCTTGGTTCTCCTCGAACGATAGTTCCGCTATGGGCTGCAACAACTGCTTTGGCTTTTGATTCATCTTGGACATTTATGTTTAACAATAAAAATCCATTGCCATCAACTTCTACGGCATTAAAATCATCAGTTATGGAAACTCCAGCAACTCTTAATTCTTCGCGTAATTCCTTGCCGTTGAGATTTATCGGCTTGTCCATTTTAATCATTTATGCACCTAATTTCGTTACGTTAATATAATCGCGCTTGGTTGAACCCGTATTTAGATTACCACCACTATCTTGATACACGTTAAAGGTTACATAATCTCCGACATTTAGATAAAATACTGTGGTTATCTCCATACTATTTTCGGTGCTAGCAATGTTATATGGTTGAATATAAACGACAGCACCAATAGTAGTTGCATCATTATTTACACGAATTGATCCATTTCTAAAACCAGTTGCATTAGTAGCCCAATTAACATTAGCAGTAATTGAATAATAACCTTCTTGACCTGAAGGAATTGTAATTCGGTCGGTATTAGCACCAGTAGTGCTATGAAATGCATTTGTATCATAATTTTCAACATCCCAAAGCATTGCCGTAACAGTTGCATTTGGTATTGACTGGACTGCTGAACGATAACACCTAACTCCTACAAATGATGCTCCTGCTGGAGTAGCCCATTTCAAGCCTGTAGAGGCGGTACTATCCGCCACAAGTGTTTGGCCGTTAGTGCCTACGCCTAAGCGTGCGTCCACTGTGCTGAAAGTAAATAAATCGCCCTTAGTTGTCAGTGGTGTCTGATCCGTAGGAGTGACCCACGTGAAGTCCATGTTGGTATTTGATGTCTTTGATAAGACTTGACCAGTTGTGCCACCGAGCAGCTCTGACATCGATGTGTCCACGGCTTGGCCGAAAGTGTTGAAATCTGCTGGGAGATTCGTAACAAGCGAAGAGCTTGTCGGCATGACCCAGCCGAAGTTCGTAGTTGGATTTGCCATCGTTTCTCCTTAATTGACGACTAGCGCGTCTGCGTAGTCAAGTGTAGGGCTCAGCGTGTTGAATGTTTCGGCGACACTTACATCTTGCCATTCCATAGCCTGGAGTGAGAATGCAAGTGGCGAAAGTAGAAGAGTTAGTGAGAGCTCGTTGAAAGAAGCCTGGAATTGCCAGCCCTCGACAAAGCCCAAATAATTACCGGACTGCATATTGACCGGCAAGTTTGAGAGCGAAATAGGCTGACCCATAAACACGTTGATGAGAGCGTCACGATCTGCATCATCGACTTCCGGATTGGTCAATGCGAAGGTGATGGATTCTAGGAATGCCTGTGGCTGGGCTCGAAGTGTTAAATAAAAGTCTGCTTGATCTGATGCGTCGGCTGCGTGTTCTAGCGACGTCGTAATCTGTTGAGCCAATTTTCCATAAAGTCCGATAGAAGCTGCATCAGTAGCCGTTTCGGTTCCAGACTTCCACACAATAGAAACATCGTTGCGAATATCTCCGGCTTTAGTGTGAATCTTAATTCCACGGCCTAGAGCTTGATTGGCATCTAAATCGGTGTAGCCGTTAGTGGCAAGATAAATTGATCGATGATCTGCGGAAGCATAGGAAATGAGTCCAAAAGCGTCCTCGTATAAATAGCCCAATCCTGAAATAGCAAGGTCGGCAACAAGATTCCACACAATGGTCTGATTAGATCCACGAGCTGCAAGCTCGTAACTGCCTGGACGATCTATCTCGCCAAGCCCTGTATTTTCAGCAGTCGCCCAGGTTGTAGTTGCTGGAGTGTAAGTCGCCCATGTCAGAGCTGCTGGCACTTCGCCCCAGTTATTGACTAGTAAATCCTCAAGGATTGTGTAAATCTGGTCGCCGTCAAAGTCCTTCTGTAATACGCCATCAGTTAAGACCTTCTGGAGCCTTGAGAGGGCTCCCAAAGCCGTGATGGTCACTTCCTGAGTAATTGCTACTGAGCCAGTCTGTGAAACTGTCACAGAGACGTCCACAATAGATCCGCCGAAGATTGGCACGTAAGCTGCGGCCGTGTCTTTTACTTGGATTGATACTGCGTCATTAATTTCGGCCGTAATAGCGTCAAGATTAAAGTTGATGAGATTAAGAGTGCAATAACCGGCTTGAGCCTGTTCGTAGATATTATCGCGACCTGATGAAATTGAAAGATTGGCTAGAACAACATCAGTGTATTCGATGCCTGCAATTAAGACTTTCCATTCTGGAGCCCACTGAGTCATTAGATTGCCTGAAGTGCGCCGGCTCCGCCAGTGCCACGATAGAACGAATCATTAAGAGTCTTGACGATTGTTCGAGCAGTGCCTTCGGCGTCGATTGCGCCATTGACTGTCACATTGATTCGAGCAGCGTTTTGAGAATCCGTGAAACCGCCCCCGCCAGCAGCAGCTAAACGAGCCGCATTCTGTGAATCGGTAAATCCTCCGCCTGCTGCAACTTTGACTGCTCCCGCAACTGCTGATGCAATTCCACCACCGCCGCCGGTTGCAGCCCCTCCTCCTCCACCCATAACAGGAACAACCATCGCTGGCTTTGATGATCCACCGCCTGAGATTGCACCTGGCGCACCTGACGTAGCAAATGATTGTCCGCTAATTTTTGATTCTATAAGACTACGCGTTTCAGAAGCAGACAAGCCCCACTTACTTGGATCAGTGATTACACCTAATAAACCTAAAGTAAATGAGGCAAACTTAACTACTTTATCCAAAGCTGCGATGATTGTATTTAGCCAGCCAATCATCTTTCCTAATCCTGAGCTCTGGCCTGTATTCGCTTCGCTATTGAACACGCCGAACATTTTGCTAAGAGAGACAGTGAGGCTTTTTACTGTTTCTCCAAATCCAAATGCAGCCGTTTCAGTTGTTGTCATTCCATCTTTTAATTTGCCTTTACCACTAAATCCTAAAGCGAAAGCATTAAATGCTGGTAGAACGTTGTCGTTGATGTAGTCAATCAACGAAGTGACCATTGGCAATAAACCTGTGCCGATAGTTTCTTTGGCTTCATCGAAACTAACTTTCAAGATTGCAATTTTGCCTTGATAAGTTTCTGCATTCGCAGCAGCAGCTCCGCCAAAGAGATCTGTTAATTTTTGCTGGACGTCCGTGAATGTCATTGTTTTTAGCTCGGCCGCAGATAGTCCAATTCCTAATTTGCCTAAAGCTGCCGTATTGCCGTCGTAGGCTTTACCGATTGCATTCGCGACAGTCTCGAGCGGCTTACCAGTTGCCGTAGCGACATCAAGGGCAACAGTAAGAAGATCCTGCGCCTTGCTGATGTCTCCAGTTGAAATTGCTAATCGCTGCAAGGCTGGACGTAGCTTGTCGTCTGCGACACCGGTGGCCAAAGACATTTTGAGAATGGAATCTTCGGTTGCTGCAATTTGCGCATTCGTTGCACCAGTGGCATTTACTAAAGCATTAGCCAGTTTGTTTTGTGATGCTTCATCTTCGATTGCTGCCTTTACACCATCGACACCTATCTTGATTGCATAAGCAGCCGCAGCAGCAGCAGCAACACCGAAAGCGACTGCGGCTTTCTTGCCAAAGTCTCCAACCTTGTCGGAGAATGTTTCGATTTCTGCCTGTGAACCTTTTATGCCTTTTTTGAGATCATCAAAGTCAGCATCGAAGGTAATCTTGACCTTTGGAATGCCTGCCATTATTTGAGCCCCAAATCGTTAATGATTCCTTGAACGATTGAAATATACTCCCGCGCAACGACTGGAGTGTAGAAGTCCACGCTTTTATTCAACCAGAATCCTTCGCGATTATATGGAACCTTGAATCGGTTTGTGTATTTGCGCCCTGCTCTATCAATGCCCGGACGCGATCCATATTCTGAGCCCCAAAGAAGTGCGCCGGCTGGAGCTTGAGTGCGTCCAACCTTTGCGCCTTTGCCGCTTTTACTTGGTCGTCCACCATAGGCGCGACCGACTTTCTTTGCCCCACCAATATCGACGCGAATCAATCGATCGCGTGGCGTGACAATCGATTGCAAGACTAGCTTTGTCTGTGGAGTCGGTGAGCCATGTCCGAACATCATGATCTGTCCAGCTAGTCGTTTAGATAGCGGCTGAGCTGCATCGCGGACTCGACCCTGCGTTTCTTTGTCTAGCAGATTAAGTGTTGAAATTAGATTCTTTAGCGCATAAGGCTCAACTTCAATGCGAAAGGTTCCTTGACCTTTCGTCGCCTTAAATGCCATTCTGTTTCTCCAATATCTCGAAAGCCGTGTAAATCTGCTCCGCCGTCGTCCATTCGCTCATCGGGATTCCCGTCGCTATTGCTACTTCGACGAGTATGCGATTTACGCTTCCGGCGGCGTAACTTTTGGGAGAACGTCACCGACTGTCACGTCGGCCACTGTTTCACACCAGATTTCATAGCCTTTAATTGGCTTGCCACCGGCTTCACGCTTCATCGCATTCCACGCAAGGAAGAGAAGATCAGAGATTCCAATCTTCTCCTGCGCCTGCGAAATTGTGTTGCCTGTCTTTTGTTCCCACTTAGCCCACTCCGGCGGTTGTGCCGTATATGTGCTTGACTCGCCGGACATGTATTCGATTGTGATTGGTAGTTTCATTCTGTGCTCCCGTTTCTGTTTAGTTTAGCTGAATGTGCCGGTTGGTGTTGTTGAGCAAAGCATCGCCCAAGAATCTGTCTGCGCATCTGGTGCAGCTCCGCCAGCAGTTGGTGCTACTGGGAACACGTTGCCGGTAAAGACTGCGCCTGTTGCAGTTGTCAAGCTAAATGCAAGTGCAGTGTTAGGAGCAGAAGTAAAGGCAGTCCACATCGCTTCAAAGAGTGATGATGCAACGCCCCAATCTGAAAGAAGCTCGATATTTAGTGTCCATTGATCATCAATGTGCTTATAGGCTTTTCCATCAAGTGTCTGATAAGTAGTAATGACTGGTGCATTGACTAGAGTGACGGCAGTTGTCTGCGCGTCGTAATTAACGGTGGCAAGCGTGAATACTATGTCGCGACCGGTGACTATTGTTGTTGGCATTTCTTTGTCTCCTTAGATAGTTTCTTGAGTGTAGTAAGTGCTGACCGCGAGATCCGCCACTAGTAGATTCGATGCTCCGACTGATTGGATTGTCGGTTGTTGGACATCTCCGACAACGTATCCAGTTGGCATCGCTTGCATGATGCTTATGACTAACTGTTCAAGATTATCTAGTGCTCCGGCGTTGTTGTTATATGCAACGGCTGCACTGACAACCAAATTGACTTTCACGCGTACCGTACTTTTACCGATTGTCGTCGTCTCTAAATAAGGCGCATCGGGAACGATAACGCAAGCTGGTGGAATGACTGCCTCTGGCACTGTCGAATAAACTGATGCTGCTACTGATGCGAGAGCAGTGGCAAGTGTGCCTCTGATATTGGTCGCGATTGACGTTGGAGTAGGCATCTACATGGCCATCGTTGAAACATCGACGTAATTACCAAGAAGGCCAATGACGCGATTTTGGAGTGATCTACCCATACGAAATGGCGACGGAGCGAAATCTACGCCTTCAATCTGGCCACCTGGAGCGACCACGCTCTGGAATATCTCAACGCTGACGATGGTGACCGCCTGTTCGACTGCGTCGGTGTTTGCATAGAGCGTGGCCGCGTCTGCCCCGGATAGGTAAGCAACGCCGCCCGGTATTACCGGACGAAATGTAATGTCTGCATTAGTGATTGCGCATGTGAAATAGAAATATGGAGCTGGATAAGCGAAAGGCAAATATGGGAATGGATCATAATAATTTGATGTGACTGTCTGTGTCCCGTTGAATGTAGCTGGAACGCAACCGGTAACAACAACACTTTGACCGGCGACAAATGTGTTCGGCTTTTGTGTTATGTAATAGGCAACATTGTTTTGAAGATAAACGGCGGCGACTGAGTTTTGATTGGCAGTCAATAGGGGCAGAATTACCTGCTCGGCTGAATCAATAATGCTTTCAAGATAATCGTTTGAATAAAGAGAAACAGAGACGCCAAGA